TCAATGTATTGTTGTAAAAGTGTAATATAAATTTCCTTTTCCCAAGGAATCATATTATCAAGTTCTGTTAATGAATATTTATGGTGTTGCATCAAAGAAAAATTAGTACGGAAGTATGACGCAAGATCATTATGCGCCATACTTACACGAAAAAAGCAGGAAGTCCCTCAAGTACAACTTCACTTTCAATACCAGTATTTGGATTTTTAATTTGAATATTATGAGAAAGTTTTGGCATTGTTTCAAAGAACTTCTCAATTTGTTTGAATTGCTTGGAAGTTAATTGATCAACAAATTCGGAAAGTTCTTTCTTAGAACATTCACTTCCAATCCATGACTCTTCTTCAGAATATACCTGATTAATACATGCACAAATTAGATCAAATGATTCATTAACACCAATTCCCTCTCCATTGTTAAAATTATTCTTAATGAACTCTGCCATAGAAGGATACTTCATTCTCATAGTCAAAGTATCATCTAATTTAATATCTTTATTATGACCTTCTTGTTCTTGTATTGAAATTTCATCTAGATTAATACTGACAGGAACTTTTGTCACATTATCATCTGGACAAGTAATCAATACATCAACAGTTTCACCAACTGATTTGCCACGAATATTTAAGAACAAATATTCAATGTCAAATGTGGCAAGATCATCAATCTTAATTCCTTTGCTTAAGATGCAGTTCGAAATTACTGTTTTGACTGCATTTGCAATTTGCTTACTATCCTCACTTTCCATTGCAATAATGAGGATTTTTTCTTCTTTAACTAAAAATGGACGATATCTAATATTTTTCTTTAATGATGGAATTTCCAACTCATAAATTGGAGTCGCAATCTTTGGTAAAGGCATAATAACCTATAGAATTCAGGTGCTTCTATTTATAGCGTTCTAAACCATCCAGCATCATTTGGACTAGTATTATTAGAAACTGCCTTTGCATCTGGGCTAGGGTTGATAGGTCCACCAATTCCCCTAGGTCTTGGATCGTCTAGTCTTCCAGTACCTTGATTAAGATTTCTCCAAATCATTTCTTGTCTTCCAGTTGCAAGATTATTGGAATTATTTACCGATGTAGATGCTGATGTGGCTGCAGTTACATTTTGAGGTATTAAATTATTACCTCTCAAGTAAGAAATGTCTACACTTCTAGTAGAACCACAAACATATCTTTCATAATTAAACGATGCAGTTACAGTTAATACTTGAGAATCATTATATGCAATTGTTGGAGAATATAATGAAATGGGGAATAATTTAAAAAAATTATATTCAATTTCGTTTTTATAATCCCTATCAAATTTTAAGATTTTAACAGTATCTGTTTTATAATCTTGGGGATACTTCATTCTGAAAAAATATCCTTCATTTGTTAAATCTGCGTTAGATCCACTAGTAATAAATTCTATCCAGTGCTCCAAAAATTTAATCATCTTATATTCTCTATCAACATAAAATGTTAGATCTATGGCAGTAAATACTCTACTATGAGCCATTTTTTCAGTGACTCCACTAATATCACCAACAATATCTGCAGTTCCTATAGTACTACCTGGCAATGATGCAGAAGAACACAATAATCCAGCATTTTCAGCAACAAACGCCCAATCAACACCCCTAACATTCAAATGATCTCGAAGAGGGCGTGGTAATGCTCCGAAAGAAACTTGATAATGGGAGGTTTGTGCAAGATTACCAAAAAGTGGTTTAATCTGCGATATCTTGCGAGGGCGGGCAGTGGACACTCTAAATACTTTTAAGGTCTTATACTATATTTAGATGTCGTATAAAGGAAAATATCAACCAACTAATCCCCAGAAATACCGAGGAGATTATAGTAACATTATTTACAGGTCTTTGTGGGAACGCAAATTCATGAAATATTGTGATCTCAATGAAACTATTTTGGAATGGGGAAGTGAAATTTTTGCATTACCTTATAGATCACCCATAGATAATCGCATTCATAAATACTTTCCCGATTTTTATATCAAAGTAAAGGAAAGTAGTGGTGAAATTAAAAAATGTATCATCGAAATTAAACCTAAGAAACAAACAGTAGAACCAATCCCACAAAAGAGAAAGACGAAAGGATATATTTTTGAAGTTGTGGAGTACGCAAAGAATCAGGCGAAATGGAAAGCTGCAGAAGAGTTCTGTAAAGATCGTCAATGGGAGTTCAGAGTGTTTACTGAAGATCACTTAGGTATCAAATAATGGCACTTACCGGATACGAAAAATCACTGGAAGAATATAGTAAGAGTGAATTAGTTGCTATTGCAAAAGAATATACATTATATTATCAGACAGATTTTGGACAAGGATCTACAAGTAATTATGATAGATTAACAAAAGAAAAATTAATTTCTCTCATAAAATCTGATAGAGATTATCAAAATTCTGCTCCACCGACTAAAAAATTGAGCAGGGTTGAAATGATGATGCAAAGAATTTCAATAGGAGATGATACTCCAGGTGAAATTATGGCAGTTATTCAAGAAGTTTTTGATGATACAGATTCACTTCCAAGACCAGGAAGCATATACACCTTTGAATATACTGCAATTACTCCAAGAATTTTTTATGATAAGCACCCCCTTATATTTGTCGAATCATATAATCCCCCATACTTCATAGGATTTAATGTTCATTGGCCAGATTATAGAAATTATCTTTTGGGAAATGTCACTAATCAAGTTTTTCATAGAGTTCAAAGAGGTGAAGAATTTGATTATCTTCATGATGTCCCATATAAGGAAATATTACAAACATAGTCTAAATAATTAGAAAAGATAAATGAAAGGATCTTATAGATATCCACAAAAAAGAATAGACAAAAAGGATGATTATCTTGAGATTCTTGTCGTCAAATATAAAGCTCCAGGTTTGGATTTAAATAAAACAGATATATTACAAAGAACTTCTACAGAAGCATTAGGTGAAAATTTAAAAAATCCAGAGTATCAAATTCTTCTTCCCATACCACAGGGACTTTCTGATACTAATATGGTTAAATGGGGACAAGATGAAATTAATCCTTTAGAAGCTGCTGGAGTTGCGGCCGGCACAAAAGCAATGCAGGGAGACCCAGCAGGAGCCTTAACTAATTTAAATGGTGCTATAAAATCAGTTCTTACTAGCGGAAACGCACAAAATTTGGTAACTAGTTATATGGCCGCAAAAGCAGTTGGATCTCTTGGTGGAAATGTGACTGCAGAAGGAATTCTTGCGAGAAGTACTGGTCAAGTTCTCAACTCAAATATGGAACTTTTATTTCAAGGAGTTCAATTAAGATCTTTTAATTTCACATTCAATCTTGCACCCAGATTTGACAAAGAAGCGACAGTAGTTAAACAAATCATAAGAACTTTCAAACAATCAATGGCAGCTAAAACTTCAGGTGGTACTGGTGCTGGACTCTTTATTAGTTCTCCTGAAGTATTTCAATTAACTTATAAATCAGGTAATAAAAAACATCCATTTTTACCTTCATTTAAACCATGCGCGTTAGTAAATATGGGAGTTGATTATGCTGCATCTAATGTATATGCAACTTATGAAGATGCAACACCAGTTCATATGAGACTCTCACTTTCATTTCAAGAACTGAATCCAATTTACTTTGAAGATTATAATAAGATTCCTTTAACCGATGGAGTTGGATACTAATGGGATACTTTAGAGAACTACCAGATCTAGAATATCAATCTCCCTTTGTTGATAGAATATCTTCAGATGCTTATATTCGTGCAAAGAATTTATTTCGTAGAGTCAAACTTCGTGATGATCTTCAGAATGTTTTTACTCTTTTTAATAAGTATCAAATTCAAGATGGTGCTCGTCCAGATACTGTGGCAGAAGAACTTTATGGTAGATCAGACTTGGATTGGGTTGTAATTCTAACTGCAGGAATTATTAATATTAGAAATGAATGGCCTTTGTCTAATAAGGATGTTTATAATTATGCAGAAGAAATTTATGGAACCCAATTAAATGCTTTACATCATTATGAAACTAAAGAAGTTAAAGATTCACAAGGTCGTTTAATTCTTCCTGCAGGTAAAGTTGTTGATTATAATTTTACAATTCCAGATCCAAAGATTTCAACTCAAAATATTACTCCCGCACCAGTTACAGGAATTAGTAATTATGAATATGAAGTAAGAAAAAATGAAAATAAAAGAACAATTTATATTCTCAAGAAAGGATACCTACAGCAATACTTAAATGATATGAGAAAGATTATGTATTATGATAAGTCTTCACAATATGTTGATAAAACTCTAATTCGCACCGAAAATACTAGAGTCACAATGCCATAAAAAAGGGGAGGTTTCCCTCCCCAATCTTATTACTCAGCAAGTTTTGCAAAATAATTGAGGGCCTCATCATCATCTTCATCATAAGAAGAAGACTTGGTAGAACTCAGATTACTCAGTTCGGTACGAAGATCTTCATCAAGGTCACGAACCGGACCACGGGAAGTTGATTCTTCATCGGCAACCTCAGGATCTTGGCGACGAGCAGTCTTGTTGCCAAGAACATAATCAAGACGCTTCTTCAGTTCATCATAAGTCTTGAACTGATCTGGAGCAATAAGTTCAGCAAGAGAATACTGTTTCTTCCAGATTGCTTCCATCGCATCATCATCGTCCAGAAGAGCACCTTGTGGGGCAAATTCACTGGAGTCATAGTTACGATAACCGGCAACATTCTTTGCCTTCAGTTTGAAGTTAGCACCCTGCCAGAAGTCAAAAGGATCGATAGGAGTCTCATCCTGAAACTCTGGTTGCATAGCAGAAGTAATCTTATCAAAGATTTTCTTACCGAACTTATAAAGGAAAACTTTGCCCTCATTATCGGGATTGGTAGGATCCTTGACCACATAGATATTGCTGATATAAGTCAGTTTACGTTTCTGCTTACGAGCAAGTTCCTTACCAGCATCAGTACCGTTGTTCCAGAGTTCGGAGTTCAGTTCACCAACTGGATCTTTCTGTCCAATTGTGCTGAGGTTGTTTTCGATATACCAACCACTAGGTCCTTGGAAGGCATGGGAGTAAAGTTTAGCGAAAGGAAGATCTTCGCCATCAGGAGCAGGGAGGAAACGAATGACGGCATAACCGTTGCCACTTTTATCACATTCGAGTTTCCAAAGGCGATCATCAGTAGATGATGCATTATTATTCATTTTTTCGACTTCCTTGACCAGTTTAGCAGTCAGGGAACCAAGTTTGGATTGTTTCTTAAGATCAGAAAAGCTCATTTGGATTTTTAGATTAATTGGATGTTTTGGATTTACTTAGATATTATAACAAAAATAATCTCATCTGTCAATAAATTGTTTAAGAGACTCAATAGTTTTATTCATACTATTAAATAGTAAATTCATATCTGTGTCAGGTGGAAATCCCATAATTGCCACAGATTTACGAAGATTCTCTTTCATCTGAACCGCTTGTAGATCATCAGAAAGAGAAAGTCTTGTGTACATAATGCGTTGCTTTTCCAGCAACAAAATCATCTTATCAATGTGTTCCAGTTTATCTTCACGGGTCATGGAACCAAAAGACAGGATGCTTCCATAAATGAACCTTTGAAGTTCATTAATTTCTTCTAGTTCTTCCTGAATGAATTCAGAATCAAAGAATTTACTCATTTACAATTTCCCGCAGAAGTTTTTTGTACTGAAACTTATCAATATTTAGAAATGGTTTGTACTTCTTGATTTTTAAACTTACGGTTTCCCACACAGGGTCCATTAGTTTCGCATCAAACACATTCCCGAACTGAAATAGTATATCATAAATTACTAAGACTTCAGGTGAAATCTTTCCACCCAGGAATTTTTTTAGAACTGGTGGATGACCTTTCGAACAGTTGAAGGCATCTTCTAATTTGATTTCCGAGAGTAATACTTCCGATTGTTCTTTGAACAAGTAGGTCAAACTCTGCTGTCGTTTCATCCACTCTCGGTATGTTTCTTCTCCAAAA